TACTGGTACAAAAGGAGCAAGAACAGGAATGGCGGGTCGTACCAACCCAAAAGATTTAAAGAAAGCTGGAGTAGAAAGTAAAGTATTAAATTTTGGAGAGTTTATCTCAGAAGGTGTAATGAATGATTTACTCAAAGCGGGTAAATCTAAAAAAGATAGTGAAATTACTTTAGATGATGGAGCAGATATACCGATAGATCCGCTTACATCGCAGATTTTGGTTAAATATATAGAGGGGCTAAGCTCTTCAGAAAAAAATAGAACTATTCAACAAATCCAAAGAACTGAACGTGCATTTATGAAGGTTCTTGGAAAAGCACATGAAAACATTTAAACATTAAACTAGAATGAAGTTTGATGTTAAAAGGATAACAAATGGCTATAACTAAATTAACAAATACCATAACAGACACTAACACGAAGTATTCGGTACAACATACTGGACTTGCTGATGGTGCCACTCAACTTTCTGATAGTATCTGGGCTAACCTTTCTGCGTTAAAATATGCCTCAGCTACAGTAACTTTGGCATCTGCACCAACTGCAAATTTGTGTATCGGAGAAGTACTAACCACAAATGACAGTACAGCAATATATTTGAGAGTTACAGATTACACTCCTGCAGCAACAACTTTTAAAGCTTACAAAGTTACAAGTGCTACTGATATAACCCCTCTAGCTTGGACTGCAGAAACTGCGACAGATGTTGGAACTGGAAAAACTTTAACAGGGGGTGTTTCTGGACTTTGTTCTTCACTCACTCATGCTAGTACAAGATTGGCTATCGCTTCACCAACAATTAATCTCAGAAAACTTTGGTGGAATCTAGCATCTGGTTTAGACTATACTAGAATTTACTTTGATGGGAGTGATACAGAACAAACTATTGCTTATTTGGTAGCTGGTAATGGTTATATAAATTATGCAGGTGGTGGTAACCATATCGGAGCAATAGGTATGGGATCTGCAGCTGGAAATTCTAGTAATGTACTTGGAGATGTTAATGTAACAACAGAAGGTGCTGCAAACAAGGATAGTTATATGATAGGAATAGAGATAGGAAAATTGACAGGATTTGAACTACCAAATTTCTTTAAGAATGGTCAACTTGGATACAGATTTAACCAACACGGATTTTCGGACGCATACTAATGAAAACATTTAAAGATTTTCTCGATGAATTAGCACCAGTAAAAGTTAGAATGGATAAGAGTACTGATGCTAAAAAGAAAAGAAAAGAAGCAAGAAAAGACTATAAAAAGGATAAAGTAAAGATTGCAATGGCTCAAAAAAAGAAAAGAGCAAAAGAGAAAACTTCTGGTGTAGAGAAAAAAAGAAAAAAAATGGCAGCTCAAGGTAAAACTCTTGGTGGAGATAGAATTAAAAAGAGAATTGTATGAAGGATTTTAAAGATTTTATGGAAGCGTTGACTCTTCAACAAAGAAGGAAGAGGTCAATTATTTCCAAAAAGAAATCAAAAATTACTGCCATAAAAAGAGCGAGGTCTATGAAAAAACCACCTTCTCAGGATAAAATTGATAAGGCAGTAAATAAGGCAGTAAGACAGAAAGCAATTACATTAGTAGATAAGGCAGGAAAATATAAAGACCCTGAAGCTTCAATTGGAATAAAAACTAGTATAGAGAAGAAGGCCGATCTTAAAGTACAAAAAATGGGTGGTAAGTGGAAAAAAGATTGAAACCTATAATTAAAAAGAAAATGAAAGATGCCTTTAAGATGCGTCAGGCCAGTGAAAAAGAAAAATAACAAACGGAGAGAACCATGAAACTAATTAGCGAAGAAGCAACAAATGTAGAATTTCTTACAGAAGCTACTAAGAGTGGTGGTAAGAACTACTTCATTGAAGGTATCTTCATGCAAGCAAATAAGAAGAATCGAAATGGAAGAATATATCCAACAGAAGTTCTTCAAAAAGAAGCAAGACGATATACTACAGAGTTTATCAAGAAGAAAAGAGCTTTTGGTGAATTGGGACATCCAGACGGGCCGACAGTCAATTTGGAAAGAGTTTCCCACATGATAGAAGAGTTGGAAGAAGTAGGTCAAAATTTCATGGGAAGAGCTAAAGTTTTAGATACACCATACGGAAAGATTGTAAAGAATCTTATTGATGAAGGTGCTCAATTGGGAGTTTCATCAAGAGGTATGGGTTCTTTAAAGCCAGGAAGAAATGGTATTTCAGAAGTACAAGGTGATTTCTACCTTGCAACAGCAGCCGATATAGTTGCTGATCCTTCTGCTCCAGACGCATTTGTTCATGGTATTATGGAAGGTAAAGAGTGGGTTTGGGATAATGGTCTGCTTAAAGAGACACAGATCCAAGAATATAAAGATAAAATTGAAAAATCTTCGAGAAAAGACCGTGAAAACGTACTTGTTGAAGCTTTTAAAGATTTTATTGCCAAGTTGTAAATATAAGTTATTATAAATAATATTAGTAAACACACAAACAGATACAAATAGGAGATTTTCAATGTCTGAAGAAATTTTGGAACAAACGGCTGAAGAACTGGAAGAAGAGCAACAAGCTGTTGCGGAGTCTTCGGGCGAAGAGATCTTAGATGAAGCCAAAGCTAAGGTAGAAAAAGAAGAAGTTGACGAAGAAGAAGTTGCTGAGGAAAAGGAAGAAGTCGAAGAGGCTGTTTCTGTTCCTAAAACAAAAGCAGGAATGATTAAGGCTCTTTATAATCAACTTAATGCTATGAAGAAAGCTGATCTTTCCGATTCTTTCTCAAAAATCATGGGTTCAACTCTTACAGAAGAAGAGGATGGAGAAGATGATGAAGAAGAGGATAATCCCAAGTATGAGGCTAAGAAACTCAAAAAAGAGGATCTTGAAATTGATGTCAAAGACGACATTGAAGCCATTACAAATGGTGAAGACCTCTCTGAAGATTTTAAGACTAAAGCTTCCACAATATTTGAAGCAGCAGTTTCAGCTAAAGTACTTTCTGAAGTCAATCAAAGGATTGATGAATTAGAAACCAACTACAAAAAAGAAATTACTGATGCAAAAGAAGAACATTTGTCCACAGTTACCGAAAAAGTTGATGGATATCTCAACTATGTTACTGAAGAGTGGATGAAAGAGAATGAGTTAGCTGTTGAAAAAGGAATCCGCTCTGAATTGGTGGAAGATTTTATGACAGGACTTAAAAACCTCTTTACAGAGCATTACATTGACATTCCAGAAGAGAAAGTTGACCTTGTTGACGATCTATTTGAGAAAGTTGAAGAACTAGAGCAAAAACTTGATGAGTCTATTAACACAAGTGTAGACATCAAAAAGGAACTTGCTGAGTATAAAAAGGCTGAAACTTTGAGAGAAGTTTCAGAAGACCTCGCCGATACCGAAAAAGAAAAACTAGGTAAATTGGCTGATGGTATAGATTTTGAAGACAAGTCTCAATATTCTGAGAAACTTGAAGTAATTAAGGAAAATTATTTCCCTAAACAACAGAAGGAAACAATTACAGAAGAGTTGGAAAATACTGAAGTAGAAGAACAAGATAGTTCAGAATCGGATGTTGATCCAGCTATGAAGAGATATGTTTCCTCATTAACTCGTTTTAACAAATAACATTTTTAGGAGATTAAAAAAAATGTATCTAGCTGAAGGACTACAACAAAAGTGGGCCCCGGTCTTGGATCACGAAGATATGCCCAAGATTAAAGACCCATACCGAAGAGCGGTTACCGCCGTTCTTTTGGAAAATCAAGAAAAAGCCATGGCGGAACAGGCATCTATGGAAGGCCGCGGTTCCTTGATGGAGGCAGCAACATCTTTAACCAGCCTTGCTCCTACAGCAAGTTCGTCTGGTGGAGTACAATATCAAGATCCAGTTTTGATTTCCATGATTCGTAGAGCAATGCCCAATTTGGTTGCTTATGATGTTTGTGGTGTTCAACCAATGACTGGCCCTACAGGACTTATTTTCGCAATGCGTCCAAGATATGATTCACAAGGTGGTGCTGAAGCCATGTACAGTGAACCAGAATCCACACATTCTGGTGACGCTGGAGATGATATGGTCAGCTCCGGAGCAGGTGCGCAAGCAGCAGCTCAAGGTGGAACATACTCCGCAATATTGGGTGTTGGTAACTCAACGGCAACTGCTGAAACTTTCGGTCTTACTGGAAGTGCCGGTACAGCTGCTGAAGATTTCCAGCAAATGTCATTCTCAATTGACCGTGTAACAGTTACAGCTAAGACACGTGCACTCAAAGGTGAGTACTCGATGGAATTGGCACAGGATCTTAAAGCCGTTCACGGTTTGGATGCTGAAACAGAACTTGCTAACATTCTCTCACAAGAGATTTTGGCAGAGATTAACCGTGAAGTTATTCGTACCATTTATTTTAGTGCGGAACATGGAGCACAACATAATACTTCAACAGCTGGTGTGTTTGACCTTGATGTTGACTCTAATGGACGTTGGGCTG